CGGAAAGTGATGTGCGTCCAAACATCCATATCTGGAGTGAGGTACATGTGTATACTACCACGCAACTCGTGTCGAGACTCGTCCTAACTGGGCTGTCCAAACCTAGCGCACAAAACATCGTGCAAACCTGCTCCAAATGGATTAGGAGTAGTGGTACGGAATGGACAGTTGCTCACCTAAAGATGATTAAGCAGACGATTGTTGCTATTAGGGCTTCGACGCCTGATGGCGTCTCCCCTTACGTCCGCACGCGAAATGGGCACCTTACGGGGCCCTTCCGTCAGATAGAGTCTCTATTATGGCGGGGACAGACACGCGCATTAGCCGCGTTAATGTTATACACGGCGCACGTATCGGCCCGGCAAACCCGGTCACAGAGGGCCAAATGGCTGTCGGCTGTGGAGTCATCCTTACCTGATGTACAAGTAGAATGGGAGCAGCGTACAATTGTCGCTACTACGCTCCTAGCAAAGAGTGCTATAGGCAAGTTTTTCCACCAGGGAGTTTTCTATGGTGAATCAAGTGGCTGGAGTCCAAATAAGCGGGCTCCTATTGAAAACCACAAAACCTGCTCTGAAACCGACAAGGCTGCTCAGATCCAAGCTTACGCAAAAACGCGCTTCGCTCGGTACTGTAACAGGGCCCTCGGATTTGTTCTCCCCGAAGACGGGGATTACATGAACGAGTTTGTCCTGGGTAACTTCGACGTAAAGAGTATTGTAGGCGATGACCCAATAGGAAAAATAGCTTGCATCCAGGAACCAGGCTTTAAAGCCCGGTTCGTAGCAAACCCAAATCGGATCGTGCAATTTGCACTACAACCTTTAGGGGACTGGCTGTTCGGGATTATTTCCAAACTGCCCTGGGATTGTGCACATCAACAAAGTACTGCTCTGCCGGTGATTCAACGTGTGCTGGATGAGAATCGAATTGCGGAAGCAACCCGAAATAAGGCATCACCAATAAGTCCTTCTAGGAAAGTTTTCTGCTACGACCTATCCAACGCCACGGACCAGTTACCGTTGAGTACACAAACGTATCTGGCGTGGAGGCTCGCGTCACATACCCTAGAGGGCATGCAGCTAGCTCAGGTGGAATCGCAGTTGAGGCTTTTTGAGCTCGCTGCGAGGTCGGAGTGGTGGTTACCATCAATACCTGATGAATCAGGTAAGGTAACATACTCTAAGGTCTTATGGACCCGAGGACAACCCCTTGGATTATATCCTTCCTTTCCCTTGTTTAGCCTAACCCACGGCTGCCTCATTTTTGAGGAGCTGTTAAACTTACGGGCTATACATAAACGCGGCTACTCTGTCCCGGATATCTGGGAGGAGTACAAAACTGGCCA